AAATGGGTTTCGAAGAATCCACTTGGTCAAGACCATAAATCTTCGGGGCATCATCAGAAAGCATCACAGTAATATATTTAACAGGGTTAGGACCTAACGCTCTTCCCTGAAAACCAATCAAGTTACTTTCAATATCATACATTGGTATAATAATTCGACTCTCATCCCTACCAATAGTGTCGAACGTAACTTTTTGAGTGTTTGTCCACTCTTTAAATTTGTCAGCAAAATAAAACTTTTCAGGATCAAGTCTCCTTCTTTCCAAATAGTTTTTTGCTACTTGATTCTCAGATGCTTTAGGTAGATCTAATTTCTTTTTAAAAACTGGTTTGACAAACTCAAACTTAGGTTCTTCTACAACGAAGTTTTTTCCAGTGTGTCCTTCCTTAAACTTCTCCATTGTGTATTGCTTATACAATACTGTATCGATTTCTTTGAGGAAGTTATTAAAGGACATACTTGCACCACAGTTGTGGCACTTAAAATTAGTATTGTTCTTTACAGGATACAAGTATCCCCTCGTCTTGTTCTTGTTCTTCTGGGAGTCCCCACAGATAGGGCAGCGGAAGTTGTAAAGATCCGACTTGACCCTTTTAAATTTTTGCAAGCGTGATGAAACAAGTCCAATGTACTTGGAGTCAACAAAATCCATTATGAAGGGGGTATTACTTCGCTCTTTCTATTGTAGCAGGAGCAGGTTTGGGAGTCAAGACAGTAGGTAACCAAGAACCAGTAACAGTAATTACAATAACTAAAACGGCAAGAACACCACCAACTTGCCATCTGAATTTCAAAAGATTATCTATATTTTCTTCTATTTTATTAAATCTCTCTGCCATTTCATTATGTTCAATCTCATTATCTTTTTTGATCTCATCAATCATTTTGATAAGTAAATCATCATTTCTGATACTTTGCTCTATTCTCTCATCGTGTTTTGCAAGAATTGTAGCAATACGCGAATTGCCTTCTGATATTTTATCTACTGCTGATTCCAATTTGGAAAGCATTTCGCGGGATAGGTCTTCATAAATGCTGAGTTTAGATTCAAGAACCGCCAATTTTGATTCTTGTGAGAACATTTTACCTCTTCTTTTTAGACCAACGTTTTCTAGCACCAGGATATTTACCTTTACCTATGATCGATGGTTTATTTCTTCTGGTGAATCCTAAAATTTTATCATATCCTGCTAATTTTTGGCCACTACTAGTCAATCCACCATCACCAACAGAATTTGTTGGTGCTCCACCAATCGCACCATCTTCTTTTAAATATCGAATAGTTTGAATTAATTTATCTAACTTATCCATTAAATTGCTTGCAATTGAGAGAGACACTCATTATCTTCTTGAATATCATGTATTTGAGTTTTGGGATATTCTGGAAAACGATTCAAAAAAACAAGAAAACTTTTTATATATGGCCAAAGATCTTTTTCTAAATTATAAAATAGTAATGGCACAGCAGCATCATTGAATACATTAAAAAGAACTGTTAAATGATTAAGAATTAAATGAACTTTTAATTCACCAGTGTTCTTATATCTTTTTAAAAGTCTTTTAATATATTTGATTCGCTTCAAATCATCCTCAAAATCATCTTTTGTTAAAGCTTGAGGATTATCGTAGAATTTTATAGCAAATAACAAATAATTACCTTCATTCAATTCATCAAATCTCATATCATGCAGTTACTGTCAATGTAGTTGTACCTAATCCAACTGATCCAGTAGTTCCAGCACCACCAACATTACGAATAAGAACATCACCAAATTGAGAGGTGAATGAACTAGTAACACCTACTCCATTAGATCCGTCAGTGATAACTCCAACAAATCCAGATGGAACATCAATTTTAAGAACTGTTGCGTTAGTACGAGTACTAAAAGTAACAGCAAGACCAGCAGTAATTGTAGATGCAATTGTATTGGCACTTCCAATTCTTACAAAAGTGTCTCCAATTGAAACTACTGGGGTATTAGTAAGTTTTCCAGTAATTGTAACTGAACTTCCAACAGACACTCCAGATACAGAATCAACAAAAATTACAGTAGCACCAACCCCCACAGTTTGACCAGATGTGGTGGCAGTGATTAAGAAAGGAACATTTGCTGTTAAAACTGTTGATGGTGCAGTAAATCCAAATGCTACTCTATTAGTAATTTGACCATTAAATTCAGTATAAACATTTGGTGACCCATGTGTTGCTGCGTCACCTGCCCAAGCATATTGCGTATTCCCGTTTGATGATGCATATCCAATGATCGCTGTTGATTCATTAGCACCATTTGCATCAAAAGCGCGGATGCGAACTGTTGAACCAGCCCCAGCAAAAACAAGTTCATTAAACACTACATGAACATATCCAGTTTGTCCTGTAGTAATGCCAGTTGTTCCACCACCACCTACAGAAATTGGTGATGCTTGATTTGGATCCTCAAAGAAAACAGCAACTGGGCCCCCTACACCAATACCAGGAGTTCCACCAGTATTTGTAGTATTCAGTCCAACGACAGGAACTAATACTTCGTCATAATAACGAGTTGAAATACCAGAGTTTGCTTTTGTTTTGTATCTTCTTACTACCCAACCACGAACATCTGCAAAACAATTCCAAGGAGTTGTATTTCTGTCTGTCTCTAACAGATGCTTTGGAATAGCGTAGTTATTAGCAGCAGTTTCGGAAGTTGTAGAAATGCCCCAAAGAGCCATGTGTCTTACCTATAAATTCTTTTTCTATTCATATTTATAAAAAAAGGAGACCTTAAGTTTGGTCTCCTTTAATTTCATTGTCCAGGAGTTAAATCCTTAGCACCTTTTGCTTTTAATTGTCCTTGAATTTGAAGAAGAATAAGTGAAAGAATGCCATTTGATTTGACTTTTGGGTTTGCTCCTAATGCCTCTGAAACTGCAAACAGAACAGTTGCAATTAGAGCCTGATTAGCAAGACACCATGCTACTAAAGCGGACATAATATCCTCCGTGTGAAGAGTATCCTGTCCTATTTATTCAGGAGAAACCATTACAATAGGATTTTTTGCTCCTCTATATCTTGCACCAATTTTTGCAATACTCATTGCAGTTGGAACAGCACGAGCATCCATTTTTTCATCCTTCTTAAGATTCATTTTTTCAGCATCATCATTTTCACACTCAGATGCTTCCTTCATTGCTTGCTTACGAATTGTAGCAAAATAAACTTTCTTTCCTTTTTCTGCACCATATTGCTGTTGCATACTTGCCTTCATTCCAGAAGGATCATACTTCTTTTTTAACTTTTTTTCTTTTGTTTTCTCAGATTTATTCATCTTTTTTTCTTGAAGTATTCCAAGAAATTTTGAGTATCCAGTTTCAAGGATAACTTCACCATAAAGTTCAGTATGTGCTAAAACAGTATTTGATGGATTTACAACAACCTTATTTTTTACTTTTGCTGGAAGAATATCAATTTGAGTTGCATTTGCATCAGGATTATCATATTCTGGGGCATCAGTTTGAGGCAAATTTGCCATTCTTGACACTTCACCGATGAATTCTTCTTTTACGTTTGATGTATCTTTACCATCAGGAACTCCACCTCTTTTACGTTGGATTGCATTATGAACTGAACCACGATATTCTTTAGCGCCACTTTCAATTTTACCATCACCATCATAATCTCTCTTTGCTTTTCCTCCACCTAAAGCAGAAGCAGTTTGCTCTCCTTTTTTCTTTTCACCTTCATATGGAGTTCCATACTCAGTCATTTCAACTTCAAGACCTTTTGATCTAAGTTGGCTAATTTTTTCACGATTGGCATATCTTACATAAGTTACATTACTTTTTTTATCAGTAACTCTTACTTTGTATTTTTTACCTTCGCTTGTATTATATTTGTTAAAATGTGCCTTTTCTTCCAAATCATATTTAAGTTGATCTAGATCAACTACCTCATTTTTCTTTTCTACAAACACTTTATAGAGTGCTTTTGCCATCAAATCTGAAGCAGATACTTTCATATCCATTTCAAAATTTTCTGCCTGAGTTCCATCTTTACCAAAAAGTTTTTGTTTTACTGCCGATTTTTCTGCTTCACTCAGGCCACTATGTTGCATATATTCAGCATATGCAGTTTGTAGTGTTTTATTTTCTCTTCTACTTCTTAGACGAATATCAGAGGCAGCTTGACTTATTCTTTCCTCCTCCGTTTTTTCTACACCACTCTTTGGTTTGTTATTACCTGCAGATGGTTTATTTGCTCCTGGTTTTGAAGGAGAAGACATTTGTGCTTGTGGATGCTTTCTTGCAGGAAGATCTTCAGCAATATGCTTTTTCATGAGAACAATTTAACGTTTTACTTTTTTCCTATTTTTATTTATCAAATTAATACCATAAGGTTTTCCACCACTTTCAAGATTTTTAGCACCAACTCCAATAACACCAGGAGTCATCATTGCAGCATATCTAAAAGCACCTAAAGTTCCAACTAACGTATTAGGTTTTCCTGGAAGTCGCATCATCTTATCCATTTGCTTTTCAGAGTAAGATTCTTTGACATCTTTAATCCAAGATTTAAACATCATCCCATTCTCAGTTACACAAATGAGATAATTAGTTCCTCTACGAATAATTTTACCATTCAATCCAGTATTTAAATTTTCAACAAAGGTTCCAACTTTAAAAATACTTTCATCAATATAATTTTCTCTTAAAGATTTTTGATCAAATTTTGGAGCAATTTCCCAAGTATTATATCCTTCTTGCTGAATTTCTTGAATACCCATTCCTTGACGAACTAAATCAAAAAGTTCAAGTGCTTGTTTATTTCTAACTCCTTTTGGTAAAGCGGAACGGAAAGTCATAAAATCTCCCTCCGCTGCAGCAAGACGTGACCTTGATGCAGATACTCCTTCTACACCTTTATTACTATCAGGATCCCTATCACCTGCAGAAAGAACATCAATCACATCAAACTGATATAGTTGTCCATTATAATCGTTTGATAATCTTTCAAATTCTTTGACTCGATCTGCACCACCAACAATCCTTACGTTGCTGTATCCGTCATTATGTGCTTTTTTAAGCACATCAAAAATGGTTCTGTAATTGACATCATTGACAATTCTCTCACTATGGTCAGGGAACATCCGCCTCATGTATGAAATCTTAGTATCAGGATCTAGAGGATTTTTCTTTTTATCCTGACTACGAGAAGGGACAATGATATAATCACCACCATCCTCCATTGCTGCCATTGCTGCAGTATCCATCAATTGTTGATGTCCAATGGTAGGAGGATTGAAACGACCAAAAGCAACAGTCAGAGTCCCTTTTGTTTTAGGAACGGGTGGCGGTGTTGCTACTGGTGCTTCTTCAGGTGCAGGTTGTTGATCCACTGCCTGCTGGTCCATAGGCACCTGTTCTTGAGGAGCAGGAGCAGAGGGTGCTGGGGCAGCAGATCCAAGAGGGATATTTTTTTCAAATTCTCCTTGCTTAGGATCCTTTCCACCGATCACTTGTCGCTTGTTGAAATACTTCAATTGACCACTCACGGTCTTTGCCTCAAATTCACCAGTGGCCCTATTATACCACCCTCCGTGCCCATCGCCAACAAGTCCAAGACGTTTTGCCTGAACTGATGCGGAGGTTGCCTCTGTAATGAATTGGGAAAATGTTTTCATTCTAAACGAAATATTATTACAAAACTGTAACTATATTAACCTTTCTAATATCTATTTATCCTTTATTTATTTGATGCCCGTGAGTAGATTCGAACTACCACTGTATGGATTCTAAGTCCACCCTCTCTACCGTTGGAGTACACGGGCAAATGGAGATAAGGAGACTCGAACTCCTGACTTCAACCTTGCAAAGGTCGCACTCTACCAACTGAGTTATATCCCCAAGAAAAGAATTATATCACCGAAGTGGCATAAGGTCAAATAATTCTGGATGAAGAAATCCATATTTTCTCATAATCTCACCTGCTTTTGCATTTGCTTGATTTTCAGTAGGACTTCCAGCATGAGAACTTTTACGAATAAGTCCCTTTTCCATATGTTGCTTGTAATGCACATATTCATGTGCAAGAGTTCTCATAATATCAATAGGATGGCGGTTGATAATACTCAAATGAATTACATTTTCTTTTGATATCTCACCAAATGCTGCTATTTTTTTAGAAAACTCAACATCATCTACAAATATGACTGGAATATCATAAGTAAGTTGAAGTTCTCTTTTAAGGAAGACCTGAAATCTTTTGATAATTAAATCAAATTGAATTTTACTAGTAGGTCTTCCTTTTCTCTTTCCAATCAAAGACATTTTTTGAAATATTTATTCTGCACCAAGAACAGCGCCAATATTGCCATCAATGTCTTGAATAATAGCACGAATATCCGAAATGCGTGGAGGAACACTTTCTGGATCGTAAGTATATCCTTTTTGTGATTCAAAAAGAATTTGACGAACGGCTGCAGCCGAACGAACATCCATTTTAAGAGTAACTTTTTTCATCGGTCGTCAGCAGCACGGTTTTCGGAGAAGTAAACATCAAAAGCACCTTCAGGATAACGCTTCAGAAGTTTTTGCACATTACGAGCAACCACTTCATCAAGAGTTACATCAAGCGCCATACAAGCTTGAGCAACATACCACATAATATCACCAAGTTCAATAATCAGGTGTTCGCGGTTATCTTCGTTAAACGGTTTACCCTGAAAGATCATTTTCTTCACAATCTCCATAAACTCACCACCTTCAGCATTGATACCAACGGCAGCAGTCAGAAGACGTTCAATATTAGCACCTTTCTCATCCAGTGCGACAAGACGATCAGAAAGGGAGAGAAAGTCTTTGGATGCATCAGAAGTTACAGCATCCACAAACTCGGCATACTTATCAAAATTAACGTGTCTAGCAGTTTCCATTAAAATTTAAATCCTTCAAACGATTTTTTGGGTTTCTTGTCTTCATCATTATACTCGTCATCCTGTCCAGAGTCAAGTATATCTTTTTGTGCAGACTGTTCACAATCATAAAGTCTCATCTTTGCTCTGTCAATACCCACAATAAAACGCTTGTAGATCGTAGGGTCATTGTATCGATTCTTCAATTGTTTCACCATAATCTGTCCCAACTGTTCAAGTTCTTCAGTGCTAATAAGGGCAAACATAAGATCAGCAGTAGCAGGGAGGCCAAAGGATTCACTAGTATCAGTAAGTTCAACATCACTATTACCGTAACCTGAACGAGTGGTCTGAGTAGCGGAGACAATTGGGACATTAAACTCAACTGCGAGTCCCCGAAGTTCTTCAGCAATCGCTTTAATATAAGAATATGAATTGACAGAAAGGTTCGACTTATACCTGCTGGAAGCACATATATTAAGGTAATCAATGAAAATAATATCAGGTCTAAATGACTTCTTAAGTGCCAACTCATTAAGCAATGCCTTAAAGTGTCCACTATGCGCTGATGCAGTGGGATACTCTTTAATTATAAGTGTTCCTTGTGTCTTCTTAGACAGATTGGTTACTTTATTCTCGAACATTTGACGTGGGAGATCAACCAACGACTGAATCGGAGTATTGAGAAGGTTTGCATCAATCCTTTCCGCAATTCGTTCCTCTGCCATTTCAAGAGTGATATAGAGAACGGACCTGCCTTGCAGTAAGACGGAACTAGCCACATGGCACATGAATAACGATTTCCCAACACCCGTGCCAGCCAGAGCGATGTTGAGAGTCTTATTAGGGAGACCACCCTTTGTGATTTTGTTGAAATATTCCAAATCAAACTCGATCTTATCTTCTTTACGATGATAAAAGTCATAACGTTCCTCATAGTTTTGAAGATAGTCGTGTCCGATATTATTATCAAAACTTACTGCAAGAGCATCCGAAAGAATGCTTGGAATGGCATCACGATTCTTATCTTTATTATTTCCATCAGCAATATGAATAGACTCCATGAGTGCCAAATAGATTGCACGATCACGACACCACTTTTCGGTAGTGTCAAGCAACCACTGCTTTTCTACAGGAGAATCATTCAGAGACTTGTTGATATCTCGAATCTCTTTGATTTGATCTTCTGTCAAATCAGTGCGATTCTCTACCTCAATATTAAGTGCTTCGATGGTGATTGCCGAACCATACTTAACAATGAATTGAACAATCTCTTCAAAAATAACCTTCTCGGTCTTTTGCTCAAAATAATCTGGTTGAATGAAAGGTATGACCTTGCGTGAGTAGTCTTCATTAAATACTAGATTCCTAAGAATAGTTGTCTCAATTCGTTCCATTACTTATAATGCAAATAGGCACTCAAAATATACTTTGAACCACTCAAGGGTGGATTTCCCTTATGAGGAAACATCCATAGTGGTGGGAACATTACTAGTGTTCCTTTTTTAGGTTGGATAGATAAGTCTCTAAAAACAGTCTCTCCCCCAGATTCTACATCATTCAAATACCACATGAAGGATAAAAATCTTCTTGCAGACTCATGATCAACAACATCAACATGTGTATCAAATCGATCTTCTCCATCAGGATTATACTTCTTTATACGAAATTGTTCAAGAGCATGTTCCTGTGGAAAAACCCTATCGTCAATAAATTCATAATACTTATCACGATACTCAAATATTTTTTTGATGATGTGATTATGAACTTGATTAACTTCTGAAGTGAGTTCTCGATTCTCAGTTAAATTGAATTGAGTGAAATTTGGTTTGCCCTGATTATTATGACGTTCATGTTTATCTGAGACTTGCTCAAATAAAGAAACTAGAAAGTCACAGATCTCAGACTCTAAAGCATTTTCATATAGATGAATGAGATCATTAAGTTCAACCATAACTAAATTCTTCTTTGGCAATTGCATCAAGTTTCTGCATCACTTCTTCGGTGAAATACTGATTAGGATTTCTCAGGATTTCTTTTGCATAAATTTTCTTGCCGTCCATCTCATAGCGACCCGCAACATTCTTCCAGAGTCCACCGAGTTCCCCGAGTTCCAGAAGACCATAATACCGATCAAGACCGCGCTCATCATAAAATAAACGGACTTCAACGTCTTTATTCTCCTTACTTAAACGTGACTTAGCAGTCTTTGCCTTGATAATATTTCCGACCACTTCTGTTCCATCCTTCTCTTTTTTCTTACTGAGATATATGATAGAAGAAGCAGCATACTTAAGACCACTGCCACCACCCATCTCTTTAGTAGGAACGTAAGCACCAATGACATCATAGGTATGGTTGGTAACAATCATTGGAATTTTTGCTTGTCCAAGTTTAAGAGTAAGCATACGGAATGCACCTTTAATGAGTTGAGATTTAGTCATGTCCCGAACTTCTTTATCATTCAGAGCATCATTAATCTCCTTACTCGTGGAAAGCATTCCCAAAGAGTCTAGCACAAAAATACAAGGTTTACGTTCTGCTTCTGGTTTTTTCATATACATATCCACTGCTTTGAGTGCCGTTCCACGAAACTCTTCTACGGTGACAACATTAACCACGACAAGACGAGAAGTATCAATTCCACGAGATTCTAAAAGAGATTTAGTGATAGCAGCCTCAGTATCAAAGTAGAGACAATAACCATCGGGGTGAGTATCGAGAAAATTCTTAACCACAGCGAGAGAGAAGAAAGTCTTTCCAGTAGAAGACTCTCCAGCAATAGCAGTAATCTTATTCCCAGATACACCACCAAATATGCTACCTGAAACCAGTGCATTAAAAATGTACGAACCCGTGTCAACATAAGTTTCAGTCTCATCAATATCGGAAGCAAGTTGAGTATACTCACCACCAATTTCTTTTACAATATCTTTAAGAAAGTCCATCAGGAAAAAAATAATTCAAGGTTTACTGTTTTTTCTACATTCCACCCAATCGCATCAAGAATAGATTTGAGAGGATCTACAAAACTCTTTTCAAATTGTAGTTCATAGTCAATGTATTTGTCAAGACCAAGTTCTTTGGGAAAATCTTGGATGAAAGAGATTACATTTTCTTGAATAATATTTGGTTTTTTCAAGAAAATAAACTTAACTTTCTCACCATTATTAATAAGTGAATATTTATTAGTCAGTTTTTTCTCCTTTACATAATGATTAAAAAGAAGTGCTCCGCGAATATGAATTGGAGTTTTGGGCGCATAAATTGTTGATGATGCAGAATACTTACGAACATCTGAAGCAGTTCTTGGAAAAGCAATTTGTTCTGGAGGGAGTGCTTTAAATTCTTTACGGCACTTTTCAATAAAGTCAATTACATCCTCCTCAGTTCCGCTCATCATAAGTTTTAACCCATCCTTAATCATTTGACGACAAGGGGCAGGAGTTGAAGACTTAACTGCCTCAATACCCATCATTTTGAGTTTAGGTTCTTCATAGCGAACACCTTCACTGTCCCAGACATTCAGGATATAGCGTTTCTTCGCAGTCCAGATTCCACGTTCAGCAATGTTCTCACGCTTCATCTGCATTTTCTGATCATAAGCATTCACATACTCGGCCAGTTCTTGGTAGCAACCTTCAATATACTTTTCAAGTTCCACCTTACAGATCTTATCAAGGAACGAAACAACGCCTTCAGTAGTTTTCTCTCTTCCTTCGTATACACGATCAACCAAAGGACCCATATTGAGATAGATAGAATCAGTATCTGAAGCAATAACATAATCGACACCATCAGTTTTAAGAATCTTGTTTAGATAAGCATTCATCTTGTTCTCAATCCAACGGATAGAAACCTGACCAGACAAGGTGATTGCCTCAGCGTTTGCTAATTTGTAATATCGAAAATACTGGTTACCGATAGCACCATAAGCAGAGTTAAGTTGAATCTTCCTTGCCATCTGAATGTTATTACACCTGGCAATCTCCTTTTCAAGTTCCTTTGTTTTTTTCTTTTCATACTCTTGCTTTGCAGCGAGCATTTTCTTTTTATAGATGGTGCGATCTTCATAAATTTTTTGCATCAATTCGGGCAAAAATCCACGCACATCCTTTCGGAACATTGCACCATTCGCACAAACAGACTTGTCCTTATACAGTTCAAATGTAATTTCTTGATTAAGAATCTTATCAACAGTTACAGTCGGATGCCTCTCCTCCAGAAGAGTTTCTGGTGAAATATTGTACTGCATAATGAGATGAGGATACAGGGAGTTAAGATCAAAAGAGACAACCCAATCATACTTCCCTGGAATCGGTTCTTTAACATAAGCACCTGCATACTTAGAATCTTTATCTGAACGTTCTTTTGGAGGAATTACAATGTTCCTCTTCTTCAAATAGTTATAGATGATAGTATCCCACATCCGTACTTGTGAAAACACATCCGCATAGTTTGCTTTAGCATCATAAGCCATTGTGATCGCAAGTTCAATCAGTTTCATCTTGTCTTCCAAACGGTCAACAAGTTCTACGTCAACGATGTTGTATTCTACAAACTTCTGCCATCCTTTAGTATAAAAATCTTTAAATGTATCAAACTCAGAGTGATCTAATTTTTGTTGCCCAAGTTCTACATTAGCAATGTGATCAAGGCGATAAGATTCTTGATTGGTGTAAGTAAATTTTTTATAAAGATTTAAATAATCAAGTTGAGTAATTCCACCAACATCATAAGAGATATGCTTACGACCAGAAATGTAAACTTCAGTTTCTGTTACAAGTCCCCATGGAGAAATACGTTTCATAAGTTTTTCACCTAGAACACGATCTAGACGACGAACAAGATATGGAATATCATACATCTCACTATTCCATCCAGTCACAACTTCTGGCGTGTTGGTTTCAATCATCCACCAGTTGATGAAATCGGTAAGAAGATCATACTCACTTGAAAATGCACGATATTCAACATTCTTTTGCTTATTGTTAAAAGTACCTTGACCCCAAGTGCGAATCTTTTTAGAAGAATAATCTTGAATGGTAATTAGTAGAACCTCTTCAGCAGCAGACTCCACATCAGGGAATCCATTTTCAGATGCAACTTCAATATCAAGAGTAGTAACTTTGATTTTACTAATATCAAACTTTAATTCTTCTTCAGGATACATCTCAGAAATATATTGATAGATATATCCAGTGTTCCCATATATTTTAAAGTTTTCTACACCCTCATACTTCTTAATAAACTCACGACAGTCACGCACAGAACCAGGTTCGATTGCTTCTACATAATCTCCATTCAGAGTCTGATATTTAGTTTTTTTATTTGAAGGGACAAAAAGAGTCGGGTTAAACTTCTCACGTGTCATGAAGTGTTTTCCATCTTCATAACCACGAATCAAGAAGTGATCCCCGACCATCTGTACATTTGTATAAAATCGCATTATGCAGTTAGTTCAAGATACTTTTCAACAATTTCTGGTTTTGGATCCACAATAGTCAAAATACTATCAGAATGAATCATCATTTCTCTTTGTTCAGTTACATTTGGCCAAGGAGTTAAATTGCCTTCAGTATCAATGAGATATGGATTAATGAGTTTACAATCTGGTTCGCCAAGTTCAGAACCAACTTCAATAATTTCAGTTACAATTACGTTATCAACTTTCAGTAAAAGACACTTGATTGTCTTGTCCATTTACTTTCTCCTCATACATTTTTTTAATTGTCTGAATGGGTTCTACAATAGCAATAGCCCAATCACGTGGAACAGGAATTTGATCATCACTGGTAAGTATAATCCATGGAGATAAAGATACCTCTAAGTCTCCATGTGGATTTTCATTTTCTTCCACCAACAAAATTGTTTTACGAGTTTCTACTTTATGTGGATTTGTAAATAGATATCCACATAGTTTTTCATCAGAAATCAATTCTTTGATGTCAGAAATTACTGTTTCACCAGATTTCAATAATGCTAACTTAATTGACATTGTTTTGATTTTCCTCCATACATTATACCAAGAAAAATGGGAGGCGTCAACTGGTTTTTGCCAGTTGCCTCCCTAGCGCCGACGATATTCAAAAGTATTTAGTCTCCACCAGAATCACCAGAAGAACCACCAGAACCACTATCAGTATCTAAAGCACATACTTTCTTTTTTGGTGCCATAGCATACTTTACAGTTCTACCATAACAATTTTCTTTGGTTTGTAAAGGTGGATTACCAAAATCACCTACCTTTTCCATAAACTGCTGAAAAGTTTTCATCTGGCGTTTTTCTTTTATTTAGAGATAGTCTTTCCTAGTATGATGTTCCGGAATTACTTTCCCAAGTACGATCCGTAGAAGTCCGTCTTCAAATGTGACTTCCCTGACTTCTGTGTCGTCGGATAAAGTCCACGCTCGTTTAAAACTTCTGCTAGCCACTCCCTTGTGGATAAAC